CCTCATTTCGCCCATGCCCGACCCCGGATCGAAGACCGTTGCGGTTATCGTCAAACGGCCCACCAACCCGACAGCGGCGGCGATCATTGCCGGAAGTTCTGAACCTGCCGGTGGCGACGACAATGGATTTTTCCTCTGCTTCCTTCCCACCGGGATCGTAACCCTCGTCGCGCGGAAAGATGGCAGCGACACGGCAGCTTCTATTTCCGGCTCCGGCTCTACCGGCGCGGTGGGAGATTGGCTGTTTGTCGCCATGACCGAAACCCTTCTGGAGGGCGGGGGTTATAATGTCTCCGTCTTGCTGGGAAATGGCACAAGCCTGTCCTCGGCATCTGCGGCAGGCGTCCCACGCAGGACAAGCGCAACCCGCAACGTGGCCTTCGGCAACGCCTATAATGGCATGACCAATTATGCGGAGCGCGCGCTCGATATTCATCGGGGCCTGCTGGTTTCGAAGGCGATGACGGCGGGCGAATTGGCGGCTCTCTACCAGCGGTCGAAGATCCTCGCCGCCCGGCGCGGAATTACCGTGGTCTGAGGCCAAGGCGGCGAAGCGATGAGCCCGGAAAGCAGACCAAGCCATGAGGACGCATGATGGAACTGGAACTCCCCTCAACGCTCACGATCACGCTCGGGGCCGTGCGGGTGGTGGAACCGGAAGAGCAGGCCGTGAAGGCCGTGGCGACGAAGAGAGGCTGAGCATGACACCGAGAGACGGCGAGAGGGCAAGAGGATGACGAAATCCATGATCGAGAACAGCGACCGGGGCATCACGCTCAACAAGACACTGGCGTGGTCCGTCGCCTGCGGGCTGATCGGCGCCGGGCTCTATGTCGGCATCACTGTCGCGACCCTTGCCACGTCGCTGGACAACCTCAGCACTCAACTGATCGAGGGGCAGCGCGCGGCCAACGCCGTCGAGGTCCGGGTTCGGGCGCTGGAGACGAGCGCGGCCGGCGATGCCGTCCAGTTCCGCAACATCTACTCCGCGATCGACGACATCCGCAGCGGGCAGCGAGAGGCCAATGGGCTGCTGCGCGAGCTTGCTGCAGCACAAAGGAGCGCACCATGATCAAGTTCATCCCCAACGCCGGCCGGGTGGCCCGTCGCGCCTACTCGATGTGGTTCGGCGCCTATCTCCCGGTTCTATGGCTTCTGGTGCCGGAGATCTTGTGGGCGGCCTGGGACATCCAGATGTCGCCCGTGCTGGTCTGGATCGTCGCGTTCGCGCTGGCCACGCTCGCCGGCATCCTGCGCGTCAAGGACCAGGGGCTCAGCAAATGAACCTCCTGTGCATCCTGTTCGCCGTCTGCACCGGCACGGCGACCCCTCAGACCAGCGACACGCTGCCCTCCTGGGGCGAGACCTCGCGCTATGCCGTGCCGATCGTGGCGCAGTGGGAGGGCCTGCGCACCACGGCCTACCTCGACAGCATCGCCTCGCCGCCGGTCTGGACCATCTGCTACGGCGAGACGTTCAACGTGCGGCCGGGCGAGACCCGCACCCGCGCTCAGTGCGAGGCGGGCCTGCGGGACGGGCTGGAACGCTACTGGCGTGACTACCGCCGGGGTGTCGACCGTGCCGCGCTGGCGGGCATCCTGAGGCCCCAACCCGATGCCGCCATGACCTCGCTGACCTGGAACATCGGAGCGGGCGCCATGCTGCGATCCACGGCCCTGCGGCGGCTGAACGCGGGCGACATCTCCGGGGCCTGCGAGGCGTTGACCTGGTTCGACCGCGCGGGCGGGCGCGTGATCCGCGGGCTGCAGAACCGGCGGGCCGATGAATACCGGCTCTGCATGGAGGGCGTGCGATGATCTGGCTCACGCTCCGCTGGCTGTCGCGGCACCTGGTCGGGGTGCTGCTGGTCACCGCGCTGGCGGGCCTCGGCACGGCCGGGATCGCCGTCAACCGCTGGCTGCACCTGCGCGAGGCCCGCGCCGTCGAGGCCGACCGCGCCGAGCGCCGGATCGCCGACCTCGAGGCCGAGATCGCCGACCTCGAGGCCGAGATCGCCGCCCGGGCCGAGGCGGCGCGGATCGTCGCCGACTACACCCGCCAGCTGCAAGACGTGGCGGCCGAGCGGGCCGAGCTGATCCGCGATCTCACCACGATGGAGGGCCTCGATGCGCCGCTGTCTGATCCTGCCGCTGATGTCGCTCGCCGCCTGTGGCAGTGAGCCGCCTTCGCCCACGCTACGTCCGACGGCCGAGATGGCGGACACGGCGCCGCTCGCCGATGCGACGCTGTTCCGCCCTTGCCCAGGCTGGGAGGGCGCACCGCCCGCCACCGAGCGCGAGATCCTGCTGGCGGCCGAGGCGGAGATGGCTGGCCGCCTGCGCTGCAACGGCCAGCTGCTGACGCTCGGCCGGATCTACGGGTTGCCGCAGTGAACCAGGACAGCACCTTCGACGTCTCGCTCCGGTTCATGGATCGCGAGGTCTTCGGCTTCGGGCTCAAGACCTCGACGACGCGGCAGAGCTGGGCGGTCATTGGCATTCTCAGCATGTTCGCCGTTGCCGCGCTGTTCTCTTCCCTGCAGCCGATCCTCGAGGAGATCGTCAGATGAACCGCCTTGCCCTCGCCCTGTGCCTCCTGGCATCGCCAGCCGTGGCGCAACCCCATCCGACCCACGACATGCCGCGCGACGAGTTCTCGCTGGATTGGATCACCGAAGACCATGCCGTGGGCCTGCACCTGCAAATGTCTTCTGGCCCCGAGCGTCTGACCGTCTACCCGCCCGAGGGCTGGCTGGCTGTCCCCGAGACCATCGAGGTGGTGGACGGCCAGATCGGAACGGTTGACGTGTTCCGCTGGCTGGGGATGTAACTCATGGCCACCATCAAAGGGCACACCGGAGCGGACTACGAAGCGGCATACCAGCGCCTACGCTCCAACACCGAAGTCGCCAAAGAGTTCGGCGTGAACGAAAGCACGGTTCGCAACGCGCGCAAGATGCTGGCGAAGACGGCGACGGCCCCGCTCTCGGTGTCCACCCTGTCAGCCGCAGGATACGATCTTTCCCGCGAGGACGAAACCCCGCTTGAGGCGTGGAACGATCACGTCTCGACGTTCGAGCGCACCTACGCCTACCAGACCAAGAACCACTGGGCGGGCATAGAGCGGCCCGCTGGCCCCTTCGTTGCCTTCCACTGCACCGATCCCCATGTGGACGACAATACCACGCCCCTGCGCGTCCTGGAGGCCGACATCAAGGCATCCCGAGACATGGGCGCCATCGTCATCCACGGCGGAGACCTGCTGAACAATTGGCCGATGGCCGGCAAACTGGCGAAGGAATGGGCCAAGCAGGAATGCACCGCGCCCCGCGCCCTTCTCCGCGCCCGGCACTACATCGACATCATGCAACCGGACGTGTGGGTAGATGGCAACCACGAGGAGATGAACCCCTACCTGTCGTCGCTGTTCGACCAGTGGCTCCCGGCCAAGACAATCAGAGACTACTGGACCGCCCGCTTCGTGGTGAAGCCCAAGGGTGGGCGCGAGTTCCGCCTTGTCGTCTCGCACAAGCTGCAGAAGGGCTCCTCCTGGTTCCACCCATCGCACGGCGCGCTGCGCGAGGGCATGGAGGGCGAAGAGGCCGACGTCTACATGGAAGGGCACATCCACGTGTCCGGCATCCTGTATCGCACCCTTCCCGAGCGGCAGCACAACTTCCTTGCCGTGTCGTCGGCGGGTTACAAGACCATCGACAAGTACGCGGCGCGTATCAGTCGCGGCGGCATCATCCCCAAGGTCAAGGGCCGGTGCCACTGGATCGTCTGCGATGACCAAGCCCCTGAGGGCGCGTGGCCCGCGATGGCGTTCGATCACGCCGGGCAGGCTGAGGCTTACCTGTCGTCCCTGCAAAATCTGAGGGCGGCATGATGCTTGACGCCGAACAGATCGACAACTGGCAGGAACCCCGCCGCGCGGTCTACGACATGGGCGCACAGAACGGCCTGCGCATCGTGGCGTGTGCATCAAACAAAGTCCTGCTGCACATAGACCCCTGCGCCCGCACCGATCTGCGCAAGCTGGGCCGCGAGGTCTACGGGATGGACACGCTGCGATTAGTCATCGGTGGCGAAAGCTATGACGTGCCTGCGCGGATGCTGGCGGCTGACATTGACCGCGTGCTGGCGGAGACGGACCCGCTCACCGGCTGATGATCCAGTTCAGCACGACGAGCGCGAGCAGCCCGAACGCCCCGACGCCGAGAAGCCATGCCGCGGCGTGACCGGCGAGCAGGAAGCCCGAGACGAAGGCGGCGATCATATCAGCACCAGGGCGATCGCTGCGGCAAGCGCCGCGAAGATGACCACCGCCATGATGATGTTGACGGCTCGGATCGCTCTTCTGGCGTCGGCTTCCCAGTCTTCCATCACTTGCTAACCATGAACGCGCCGTCGCGGAAATGCAGACACGGACCGTATTTCGGATCGTCGGCCACAACCGGGCGACACTCAGGATCGGGCTGGATGAGCGGCAGGCCACCCGGAATCATCGTCAGAGGGTCGATGACCGCCACCAAGTCACCTGGATTATCGGCAGGTATGGTTCGCGCCAGATCCTGCCACATCTTATTATGCGTGATCACGCCCCGCCCTCCCCACTATGGATATTCCACCGCGCGCCCCATGGCCGAGGTTCAGGCGGCGCGGGCATCTCTAGGTCGGGAAGGGGCAGGGTGACGTTCCCGGCTGCGAGCATGGCCCCCATCGTCTGGCTACGGTGGCGTTCGCCCATGTAGTAGGCCATCGTTGTGCAGGAGCGACAGAACGTACCCTTTACCCCCATCACCGCAGACTGGTCGGCTCCCGTGGTTCCGCACAGGCCGCAGGTGGTGATCGGCATCACGATAAAGGTGCGCTCCATCACGCCCCGCCCTCCCCGATACGCGCCTTGATGGCGGCGGCGATAGCTTCCAAAGCCTTGGCAACAAGCCATCCCATTTCCTCGTCATCGTATGCGTCTTTGATGTCCATGACGATCCCCACCACCTCCCGCCGCGCTGCGTCTCGCTCCGCCTGTAGGGCTGCGAGGGCGTCTGCGGGGGTGAAAGCCTTGTGTGCCACATCCAGCACACGAACAGCTATTTCGCACGATCTGCGAGACACTACCGTCAGAGATTGGTCCAGCCCGTTAGGATTGTAATAGTCGGACAGGTCGTTCGCGGCCCCCGTATATTCATCCTCGGTGATGTTGAATGGCAGCAACGCCGCCGCCACCGCAGCGAGCATGTCGGCGCGGGCGCGATCAGGTTCAATAGGAATGGTGCATTTGATCTTACCGAGGATCGTCTTTGCGGCTTCCACTCCGCACCCTTCGCTTTCAATCTCGCTTTCCAAATGATCGGACACGATCAAGCGCAGGATTTCCACCTCTGCTTTGGTCAGTCGGATTGTCTCAGGTCCGGTCGTCATGGGGTGTCTCCAATGCTGCGCGGGCGCGGATCAGCGCCATAATCTCCTTGGTGGCCGTCCACGACACGGCATGCCTGCGTCCATCGGGACAGTCGGTTTCCACTTCTCCGATGTAGGCGGCTTTGGTCGCACCGCTTGGCGTCAGCGCCTCCCTCAGCCGCTCCACCTCGGCCTGGGCTGCTTTGCGAGCGTCCATCGCCTGCTGGGCAACATCCGTCTCATAACGGGACGCGAGTAGGGCAGCATCCCGCTCACCCGTTACCTGGTCCAGTTCAGCGCGGAGGGCGCGGAGCAAAGAGCGATTATCAAAAAACCATCCACCGCCTTCTGATCCTTTATGCCAGTTTGCCTCAATATGCCGCTCCACGGCGTCTGTCTCAATGTCGGTCATGGGTGTCTCCGTTGGGGTTGAGCGCATCCAGGGCGTCAGCAGCCGCGCGAAAGCACTCTGCGGCTCCGAGATCGCGGATGTGTTCAAAGCGCGCCAACTCCCGCTGGTTGATCTTCACGGCGTAGAGGTGCGGCTCGCTGTCTGGGCGGTTGTCGGGCGTGATGTTCTGTATCCATAATGCCATCATCTCTCTCCTTGGTGGACTCGGGTGGACACCTTCGCTGCAACCCATTGATCCGCATGGGGCCGCATTGGCCGCAATTGGTGGGCAGATTTCAGCGCAAGATGTTGAAATGGCGGGATTTGTGGTAGGCCCGGCAGGAATACCATTGCCGAAAATGGCTTTGAAAACAATAGCCTTTCCAGCGTTTGTGTCCACGTTTCCGGCGATGGTGGGCAATTCAGCCAATGCGGAACCCTCCGATTGCCTTCATCGCCTCAGCCGCCATGCGGGACCGGCCAGCCGTCTTGGTGTAGATCGAGGCCGTCGCGGGCGAGGCGTGGGACAGCACCGCCATGATCTGATGTTCGGTCGCCCCGTAGCTTGCCAGCAGCCCGCCGAGCGCCTTGCGCAGACCGTGGGATGATCGGCGCGTGAGCCCGGCGGTAGCGGTCCAGCCGCGCACGGCTTCCGCCAGCGACAGGCCATCGGCGTAGGGCTGCCCCTGGGTGGTCAGGATGTAGGTCTTGCCGATCACGCCGTTGGCGCGGATGGTCTCGACAAGCTGCGGGGCCATCGGCACGGCGGTGAAGGTGGACCCGGTTTTGTCCGGCTGCCATTCCAGCCATGTGATGCCGTCGCGCTTGACTTCGTGCCGGCGTCCGAGGATCGCCAGATCGGCCAGCCGCGCGCCCGTCCAGAGCGCCAGCATGGCCCAGACGCGGGCTGGCGTGCCTTCCGGGTGGGTGGCGAGGAACTTCTGCAGGTCGTCGGTTGACCACGCCTTTGCGCCACCGCGATTTCGATGCACGGCCTTGATGCCCTTGCACGGGTTGGCAGCGACCCATTCCAGCCGGTCATAGGCTGCGGACAGTGCCTTGCGGGTGTTGTCGGCGTTTCCGGTGCGCGCGCCCCATTTTGACATGATGTGCCGGATCGCGGCGGGCGGCAGGTCGCAATGCAGATCGCCCATGCGGCCCTGTCCGGTATCGTCTGGGAAGTCGCACGCCTTGCGCAGCAGGTCGGCGCGCTGCTTGAGCGTGAGCGGCGAGCGGATGCCAGCCTTCACGTCCTGTTCCAGCGCGATAAGGTAGGCGTCCACCAGAGCGTCGAGGCTCATGGGCTTCGTGGCCTTGGCGCGGGGGGCGGGCTTTGCAACGCCCCGCCGGGCGGCGTGGTAGTGTTCGCTGAAGGCGGGATGATCCGGCCCGACCGGGATCGAGATGCGGCGGGTTTTCTCGCCCTTGACGCGGACCCGGTGCAGCGTGCGGCTGCCCCTTTTCTCTGGCGCGTAGCCCGGAAATCTCACCTTCATGTCGCTCATCCCGATTCACCCCACTTGCGCGCCATTTTGGCGGGTTGGGGAGCGGGCCTGTCAACGGCCTCGGGCGGCAACACTCGGACCACGCCGCCACCCCTCACGGGCAATTCCACCGTGCAGCCGGTCGCAGCGGCAACAGCAGCAGCGGCTTTCAGCATGGCAGGGGATGGCGACGGCGCGGGCATCAGGCGCGCTCCTCATGGGCGATGGGCTTGCCGCATGCCGGACAGTTCTTTGGCCTAGGAATATGACAGGTGCATCCCCAGCCCATGACTTGCTGCCAGCAATTCGGGTATGTCCAAGAGCACTTCATAGCTGCACATCCTTGACGTGCTCGATCATCGCGGCGATTTCCTCAACGGTATCGCCTTGGATCATGAACCAGTCGTAAGTCTGACCGGGCGACCCGTCCTTTCGGATGCTCCGCCAGTTCATTTGCGCACACCACCACATCTCCGTGGAGCTGGCGTTTGGCCCAAGCGCGCCGCGCTCCATCGTCGGCGGATCGACGCGCCCCACGCTGTCGAGCAGGCATACGGCCTCTTCGATCACGATGCGGCCCTTGCGTGTCCTGCGGACCTTCATTCGCACGACGGATTTGCCGGGCGTGATGCCCTTCGCGGCCAAGGCTTGTCTGACCTGTTCCCCGGCCCATTCCGTGATGGCCCGCTCTGCGCGGGCGCGGTTGGCGTTCGCCTGGCGGGCCAATTCGGCGGACTCGTCCCGGCGCTTGATGAGGGTGGCCAGTTCTGTCACGTAGCGCATCCCGCCGCGCCCGAACCGTTGCCCTGTCAGATCAATTTGGCGTGTCATTCATCACCCGTAAGGCTGTCGATATTCTTGTAGATGCAGCGGAACGAAATCGCACTGACCCACGGGTTTGCATCCCATGCGTCGGGGCCGTGGAGGCTGTCCCAGAGGGCGGCGAAGGTGCGAACGGGCGCATCGCAAGCACCGGCTGCGCAAGTCCTGCCTGCTTCGCTCCAGCAGTCAGGGCTTTCGCAGATCGCGCTATTGGCTAGTAGCCCGACCCCTTCGACCCATGCGTCCGCCGGGCTGATCTCCTGCAGCCGCTGCACCCGCACGTCCGTGACGATCAGGGTCAGGCGGGACGCCCAGCGGGGCATGTGGATGGGCGAGCGGTTGCGACCGATCCACACAGGCTCTACGGGACCATCCGCAGCGTGGCAGATGTCCTCGTGTGACGGTATGCCGATGGGCTTGCACCTGTCGTAATCAGCGTGGGCGGCCCAAGCCTCGCGCACCCAGAGTCGGTCGCCGGGGGCGAAGGGGACAAACCGCCACCTCGGCCACTGGTCGAGTGTGATCCACTCGCCGCGATCGTGGTCTTCCCATCCCCATACTGTGGGATCGTTCATGCCATCGCCGCGCCCGCCGCAAAACTCGGGCGGGTTGCCGCGATCCTTGATCACCCGCCGCGTCTGCGTCTTCCGCCCGTCGAGCAGGGCGCGGACCATGGGGGCCGAGAAGATGATCCCTTTGTCAGCCATGAAGCCACCCCGCGGTGATGATGATGATCGCCCAAAGGACGAGGTTGAAGGCGAGCAGGCTCCAGCGGAGGCGGCGGGCGTCAGTCATCGCTGAACCCTCCGGCGATCGTGAAGTAGAGGAGCGCGGCGGCGGCGAGTCCGGTGGCGATGCCAGCGAGGAACCATGCCAGCGCGGTCATGGGGCTGGGTCCACAGCAGGCGGATCGGGCAGCATCTCAGCCAGTCGCACGGCGTCATCGGATCGCGCGCGTTGAAGCAGGTCAGCCCATGCGTAACACTTCCGCTCTGCGGCTTCGATCTGCTGGCTTTCGGCTTCCTCGGCCAAGAGTTCTGGCGTAAGGCGCGCCAGCTTTGGCGATGCGTGATACCTTGAGCTGGGCGCGCCGATTTCCACGCCGGTCCTGATGTTGAACCGGCGACCGCCAAGCGCGGCGACTTGGGTTTTCGTCACCTTCTCGACGGTGCCCTTGGTGAGGCGAGTTCTGCTGCCCCAGCCCATTTGGTGCACCAGCGCGACAGCATCGCCGACATTGAACGGTTGGTCACCCATGGCGCACCTGATACGTCACAGGCGGCAGGGACACAGGCACCACCAGCGGGCGGGGCCGGGGCCGGGGCTGCATCACGCGCGCCTCGCCATGGCGGTCAACTGTGAACCGGGTGCCGGGCCAGACTGCGCGGTCGCCAGCCTGTAGCGCGGCGAGGTGAAGGCGGGTGGTGTCGGGGGTGGGGTTAGAGTAGGTCAAGCTGCGTCTCCTTCTGCATCGCCGTGATTGGCGGTTTCCATATCCAGGGGCCGGAGGCCGTGGGCAGCGCCGAGAGAGCGCCACGCATGTCCTGCTGCCAGCGGGCAAACTCCATTGCCGAGCAGTCGCAGAGCGCGTGACCTTTGGGCCAGCCCATCAACCATTCCACGAAAAGCGGATTCAGCCTGCGCTTCCGCCAGTTCCCCGCGCGCAACCATCTCGCCAAGCTGCTGCGCACGACGTGCGATGTCACCGAACGCAACAGCCGGCGCGAGGTCGGGCGCCACTGAAATGGTGCCAGCCCATGCAGCGATGTCTCCGGGGCCGGGTGGGAAAAGCCCTGTTCGGCCCGGTAGTGCAGGATGTCCATCCTTGACTTGCCGTCCGCGCGGGTGATGCTGCCCTCGCTGCTGCCCTTGACGTTCTGCGCCGCTGGCGTCGGCCATGTGGTCGCGTCCCGTGCCAGGCAGGCATTCCCGGCCTTGGCCGTCGGCTTCTGCCCCGCCCCGCGCATCGTCACGTCGTGGGCTTGCGGCGTGGTCCACATGGTCGCCTCGCCCTCCAGCGTTAGCCGTTCCGCGCCCTTCTGGCCCCCGTCCCGTGTGTATTCTCCGGTCGTGGCGCGTGGTGTCTGCCACATCACCGCTTGGTTGTTGAGGCCCACCTGCGCCTTGCTGCCGTCCGGTCGCTTCCCCGTGGCCGATGTCCCCGGTTTCAGCGCGCGACCGCCGTTCGGAACGTCCGGTGTCAGCCACATCGCCTGCGCCAGTTCCTCCGCCCGCCGGGAGAAGTCGCTGTTGCCCGCCGCGCTGTTCCCGTTCTGAGCGGGGGTGCCCGCCATCATCGCGGGCCAGCTCGTCGCCGCATCTGTCAGATACATCGGGACAGTTGTTTGCCCGTTCCCTGCTCTGAACGCCGCGCTTTTCGCCACCGTCGAAGGCCCTCTCTCCATCGTGGTTGCGGTAGCTGTTGGCCAGACCTCCCCCAGAACTGGCTTCCCCATCTGATCGAAATGCGACGCAGAACCACCGGAGCCGTTCATGCGGCGCACCGACTTCAGCCGCTGAGAATGCGCCAGCCGCAGGCGTCCAGCCCATGTCTCGTAACTCTCGCAGCACGGCCTCTGCGCCGAGGGTGATGTGACCGGCGACGTTCTCGAGGAACACCCACTCGGGGTCGATCTCGAGGATGATCCGGGCGACGTCGGGCCAGAGGTGGCGGGGATCGTCTGTGCCCCTGCGCTGTCCTGCTGCGCTGAACGGCTGACAAGGATAGCCAGCCAGCACGGTGTCGATCGCGCCGCGGTAGGGCCGTCCGTCGAAGGTCTTGACGTCATCCCAGATCGGGGCTGGCGCGAAGTATCCGGCGCGCTGACCCGCGATGATGGCGTCTCTGGCGTGGGGTTCGATCTCGACCCATGCGCGGGTGTGAAAACCCGGCTCGGCAAGCATGACGCCAAGATCGAGGCCACCGGCTCCACCGCAGAGGCTGAGCCCGTTTCTGGGACGTGGCACCATGTCATCTCTCGCTCCTTGGGTATATCGGCTCGCCGTCAAAGCGCCTGCCGGGGATCTTGCGCTTGGGCCGGTGCGCGCCGATGTGCTTCGCCCTGACCCTCTTCGCCTTCGCGATCAGGCCGGCATCCTCGCTCGTCTTGGCGCGGTGGCATGCAACATGGGCAGGCCGCAGGTTGGCGTCGCTGTCGTCGCGGCTGATCTCCAGCGCGATGACATGCTCGGCCTCCCACTTCTCCCGCGTGCCATCGATGACCTGGCCGCAGAGGTGGCAGACGCCGCCCGCGGCATCGAAGATGCGAGCCCGGCGCAGAGGTGTCATGGAGCGGCGGCTCACCGAAATTCCTCCTGGTATTTCAGCGCCTCGGGGTCTGTCAGGCGAACGCCTTGGCGGGAGTATTCCAGGTTGATCGCGTCCAGGTATTCGGTCATCTGCTTGACGGTCAGCAGGCTCGACATGGGCAGCTCAGTGGCCTCGACAAACGCGAGCACTTCCTCCCATGTGAACCGCTCGCGCAGCCTGCCCCACGTGACGGCGAAGGATGCGTGATCGGCGCACAGGATCGGCGCGGCGAACCGGCATTTGCACTCGGAGCGCACCTGCCCGATGGTCTGGTCGCCAAGCTGGCGAGAGATGTCGCCGTACCACTGGAAGGCCAAGCGGTTCTGAGCCTGCCGGCGCGATGCCCCCTGCACCCACGACACGGTGAGCGGCAGCTTCCGCCCCCGTAGCAGGATGGCGAGGGCTTCGACGTGGCCCGGCTCAGAGATGACCTTGGTGGGCATCAGATCAGCCCCTTCTCAAGTGCAAGCCACTCAGGCAGGGTGACGGTCTCGATGCCACCGAAGCCGCTCGGCGCAATTTCCACTTGGGAAAGAGGCAGCCACACGGCTTCCTCTTTGTTGCCGGTGTGGACAAGGGCGGCCTTTGCGGTGCGGGCGGTCACTTCCACGTCGATGTCGATCAGGTCGCTTTTCACCTCACCACCCCGCCGCTTGAAAGCGTTCCCAGATCGCGCGGGTGCGGCGCACATCCTCGGCGCAGTAACCCGCGATCTTCTGATGCTCGCCATTGGCCCAAGCCTCGGCCACGTCAGCCCCGCTGAAATCGCCCTTGCCGGGGATGCCCAGAGCCTCGCAAAGCCGGTCCATGCTGACCGTGCCGCGCGCGCCAGCCCATGCCGTCATCGTGTCGAATACCGTCTTGTCCCACGGCTTCGGATCGCGGGGGATCGCCTGAGGGATCTTCACCCCAAGGACCACGGCCCGGCAGAGGATGAACCGCAGGTCAAAGCCGCCGATATAGTGGCCGACGAAGGTGTAGCGATGGTTCGGTCGCAGCGCGCCGAAGAACGCGGCCAGCACATCACGCTCGGCGTCCACGGTTTCCGCATGGGCCGTGTCAGGCTCTTCGCCGTCGAAGGCCCATGAGATGGTGCAGATGTGGCCGTGGGCGGGGTCGAAGCTGGTTTTCGCGATGGCTTCGGCGGCACATGTGTCGGCGTTCTCAGCGAGCCAAGCATCAATGCTCTCCTGCTTCTTGATGTTGCCGGGGCATTTCACCTCCGAGCGGAAGCGGTCGCGGATGGCGGGCGACTGCGTGGGGATGGTCTCGATGTCTACGAAACAGGTGTGTTCCATCATGCGGTCCCTTCGAGAAATTCGGCGTCGTCGGTGAGGTCGTCGGTGAGGTCGTCGGCGGCGGGCTGTTCCAGTTCAGCCTTGCGCTTGTCCTTCGCCTGGATCACGGCGGGCGCGCTGCGAACAGCGGGCGGCAGATCGGTGAAGATGGCCTTGAGCCGGTCCAGCGTGTCGGCGTTGTCCAGCGACGTGCAGGCATCGTCCACAGCCTCGGGGCGCGGGCCAGCCGGGGCTTGCTTGCGCTCCTGCTTGGGCGGGGACGCAGCGGCGGCGTTACCATCGTCATCCTCGGGCGCAACACCAGACAGGCTTTCCAGTCCGATCCGCTTGGCGTAGGTGGTGGCCGACTTCATGCCCTGCATGTTCTGCTTGTCCACCAGCAGCGGCACGTCGCAGCCCACCCGGCTTTCACTCTCGCCGTGGACGAACTCGGTGCGCATCGCCCCGAGGCTTTCGCCCACAAGGTACTGGATGACGCAGACGCCGTGCCGGGCCAGAACCGGGATGACAACGGACGCTACGTCGGCAAGGTCGGCATACTTCGATTTGAAGGCCGGGTTGACGCTGCCCTTGGTGACGGAGCCGAACTCCAACTGAGCGGCGGCGATGGCGCAGTAGACGTTCTTGTGCTGCGCGGCGGTGATGGTTTTGTCTTGAGCGGTCATGTCAGCCTCCAAAGGCGATGGTCAGGATCGGCAGAGCCCAGGGCAGGCCTCCGATCAGGATGGCGATGCAGACGCCGCCGAGGATGTCGTCGGGGGTCATCTGGCGGATCAGGGAGAGCAGGTCAGCCATCGAACCGGGCCTCCCGTGCGGACTGGTAGCCACCGGCACATGCGGCGCCCTCGGCCTTGAGCATGGCGCGCTCGTTCTCGACCTCGGCCTCGATGGCGGAGAGCTCTTCGCGGCGCTCCTGCTCGGCGCGCTCGGCTGCCCGGTTGCGGATCAGCTGCAGGGCGAGCCGCTTGACCGCCTGGCGCTCGTCGGGGCGCAGCTCGCGGGTGGGCGCGAGAGGGTGGCCGAGGCGAGCCTCGATGATCTGGCGGGCGGTCATGCTGCGCTCTCCGATGCAGGGGCGACCTTGGCCGAGGCGACGGCGGCACCGGCCAGCGATGCGGACACCTGCGTTGCGGTGCGCGGCGGGTCGGGCATCATCGGGGCCAGCACGTAGCCGAGCGCGGCAGCGGCCTTCGCGATATTCTCCAGTGCCCACCGGCGGTCGAGTTCGTCGTCGCGACCGAGGTCAAGGCGCGCCGAGGCGATGGCCGCGTGATGCGCGACGTTCCGGGCTGCCATCTCGATGCGGGTGTAGTCAGGTGTGCTCATGTCGGGTTCCTCGGGGCGGTTGGCGCTGGCCCGACCATCAGGCCAGCGCACAGGTGGATCAGGCGTCGGGGTGGTCGGTGTGCATGATGTCCTCCATTTACTAAGGAGGACGATAAGTGCCAATCCGCACCGCGTCAAGCAGAAACGTGCCAAACCGCACGCGAACATCTGGTGCATTGCGGAACAAGCCAAGAACGCGCAAGGTCAGCGGTGGGGACCGGGTGACAAAAAGTGAAGGGGTACGGATGGACGATCAGGCAAAACTGGCACTAATGCCAGGCGCGGGCGCTCTAATCGCTGAAATTATTGGCGCGCGCGAGCCGCAATCACACCGAGCATCTGTGCTTGGAAAAGCTGCTGTTCTGATGGGGTCATCAATCCAAGCAGATTCGCAGCCTTGTCCTGAACCGTCACCGACTGGTTGGCGACGAACTGGTTGACGGTCTTTCCGTAGAACGCAGCTATCAGGATAGCGTTCTCGGCGCTGGTAGAGCCCATCGAGCGCGTCTTGAGCTTCTTCAACACGTCGAGGGACACGCCGGTGTCTCTTGCCAACGTGGCAAGCGGTGTCTGATGCTCTTCTAGGTGACACAAGAACGCGCGCCGAAAATCATGCTCCATGAGTGCGGCTAAGCCCGAATCGTTCGGGGGGGTCAAGCGGCCACTTGGCACTTGACTTGGGCGGTGCGGATTGGCACTGTCCCGTTCATGACGCAGCATCAAGACATCCTCCGCGAACTCGACGCATACGCGAAAGCCGTGGGCATCGACACTTCGACGGTGTGCCGCAAGGCGACGGGAAACCCTCGCCTGCATGAACGCTTGGCCCGGCGGTTGCAGTCCCTGTCTCGGGACGCCGAACGGCTTCGCAAATTCATGGTTGAAAACCCTCCGGTTAAACCCGGCTCGGGTCAGTCGCTTGCCTGCCCAGAACAAGTTGGAACGAGCGCCCCTCGTTGCAAGGGGGAAAAAGCGTGAACGCTCCCCTGCGCTACGAGGCCGTGTCTGACAGCCCGGTAAGCTGGCACGAATACGCCAACCTGTTCCCGATGCTGTCCGGTGACGCACTGGACAGCCTGCGCGATGACATTCGCCAGCATGGGGTTCGCGAGCCTATCGTGTTCCTCGACGGCGCGATCCTCGACGGACGCAACCGCTACATGTGCGCCCGCGACCTGTGCATCGAGTATCCCCGCGTCGAGTTCGCCGGGGCCGATCCTCTGGCGTTCGTCATCAGCCACAACCTGCACCGGCGGCACCTGACGGAAAGCCAGCGGGCCAGCATCGCGGCGCGGGTGGCGAATATGCCGAGGGGCGGGGCAGTGTATCGGTCCGCAAATTTGCCGACCGATGACGAGCCCCGGCTTTCCCTGTCCGAGATAGCCGCCGCGCGTGGGCCGATGACTTCCACCGCCGACGCCGCGCGCATGATGAACGTGTCCGAGCGGAGCGTGACAAGCGCGCGCAAGGTTCACGAGCAAGGCGCGCCGGAACTGGTGCAGGCGGTTGACGAGGGGCGAGTGAAGGTTTCCGTCGCCGCCGACATTGCCAGTGCGCCAATGGCTGAACAGGCAGAGATTGTGGCGAAGGGCGAGAAGGAGATCCTCGCAGCCGCCAAGGCCATTCGCGCCGAAAAGGCAGAGGTGCGCAAGGCTCAGATTGCAGAGATCAAGTCTCGGCCTGTCGAACTTCCCGATGGCACATATGACGTGATCGTTCTGGACCCGCCGTGGCCCATGGAAAAGATCGAGCGCGACGTGCGGCCCAACCAGGTTGCGTTCGATTACCCGACGATGACCGAGGAAGAAATGGCCGCGCTTGCGCTTCCTGCCGCGCCTGATTGCCATGTTTTTGTCTGGACCACGCACAAGTTCCTGCCGATGGCGTTCCGCCTGATGGATGCGTGGGGCGCGCGCTACGTCTGCACCATGGTGTGGCACAAGCCCGGCGGGTTCCAGCCCATCGGCTTGCCTCAATATAACTGCGAATTTGCGCTTTATGGGCGCATCGGAACGCCCCGGTTTGCTGACACCAAGGCATTCCCGACATGCTTCAACGCCCCGCGCGGTGGACACAGCGAAAAGCCCGAAGAGTTCTACGACCTGCTGCGCCGCGTCACTGACGGACGCCGCCTCGACATGTTCAACCGCCGCGCGATTGACGGCTTCGACGTATGGGGGAACGAGAGTGTCTCAGTGGCAGTCTGACAAGCGTTGGTCCGATCGGTTCCTGACGCAGATCAAGGGCATCCTCGGGGTTCACCTGATTGGCGAGCCGCCAGCCGAAGAGGATGCCGAGCGCAACACTGACCTGATGGTTCTGCGCATGGACGCGGTGCGCATCGGGTGTCGCATTCGCAAGCACCAGTATCTCGGCCGCTACGGTGACGAGTTCACCATTCGGGCCGGTCGTCCAAGCGGTGTGAAAACCGAACTGACGAAGGTGATCGAAGGCTGGGGCGATTACTTCTTCTATGGCTTTGCGAACGAGGCTGAGACGCAACTGGCGCATTGGACGCTGGCGGACATGAAGGTTTTCCGCCGCACCTATGCGAAGATGCTGGTGCAGTCGAATGCCGGTATCGTGCCCGGCATTGCCAAGGCCAACACTGATGGCAGCAGCAGCTTCGCAGCCTTCCGTTGGTCGCAGTTCCCCCCTGAGTTCGTCGTCGGCCAATCGCGCCCCGCGCGTGAGGTTGCCGCATGACATTTGCCCCCCCATCCCCGCTCACAGGAGCCCGCAGCATGAGCGACCACCGTTTCCACGTCATCCCCGACCAGGCTCAGCTTGACGACGAGGACGCCATCGGCCGCGAGATGCAGGCTGCCGGCATCATCTTTGCCGCGGCGATCTTCGGCTTCGGTTTCCTGTGCGGTGCCGCCTTTGTGCTGGTGCTGCAGCTATGACCAATCCGCTCGCGCCCCTCACTCCCTCGCGAGTGGACAGCGGCCCGGCTTCCGCACCCCATGCCGACTGCACCGGCGCCCGTGCAGACTTCCCTGTTGGATCGACTCCCGCCGGGGCTTCGGCCTCGGCGGCCTTTTCCGGCAGGCTGGCCTACATCGCCGCCATCAAGCCCACGCAGACGGACATGCTGCGCGCCTTCCGCGCGGTTGAACAGCACGGCAAGCCGTGGCTTCCCGGCGAACTGGATGCCCTCGCACGCCGCGCCCACGCCATCGGAGGGGCAGGGCTGCGGGACGTGCTGCGCGCGATAGAGGGGGCGCGGGGATGAGCATCCAACCCCCAGCGATGCGCGTTTCCCTCTCGGCGCTTGTCGAGGAATACGACGTCAAGAAGGCCGATCTTCCCAAGCTGGCCGAGGCACTGACCGCTGCGGCGAACGCCTGCGAGATGGGAACCCAGATCGGCGGGGCCTACGCTCACGGGCTCTGGGACAGGGGCGGCAAGCCTGACATGAACCTGCGCAGTGCCGAGAAGGTGCTTCGCTCAAGCGCATGGCGGCGTGTCTACCACGGCTTGAACATACACCTTCTGGCACCCGCAAGCGAGCGCAACCGCTTCGAGCGCGAACTGGATGACCCGCCCGAGTTCACCATCGACAACGTGCGCGCCACCTTCGGCGCCTATGTGGCTGACCCGCGCGGCTCGATCCTTCGCGGGCTGGCAGAGGCATTCACCAGCCTCGATCCCGCCTACAAGAGCCATTGCAAGGTCAAGATCGGCGTCAAGGGCTTACCCAAGCGAGTGATCATCAACGGGGCAGCGGGGCGCTACGCCTACGGCACATGGGGCCACGACAAGCTGCGCGACATGCTCAACGCCCTGCGCGTGTACCGGGGGCAGGAGCATCTGCCGCATACCGAGTTCAACGACTGGCGCGGCGCGGCCAAGCCCGGCGACGACCAAGGGCGCGAGGGCATCACCTTGCGCGCCTTCCACAACGGCAACATGCACGTCCTTTTCAGCGACGAGACCTGCCGCGACATCAACCGCGCGCTGGCCGAGTTCTATGGCGACGTCCTGCCCGATGCCGAGGATGACACCGCCCGCAAGCAGACCGGCACCAGCGTGTCCAAGGATCTGGCCTACTACCCGACACCAGAGGCCGTGGGCAAGGCGCTGATGCGTGATCTGCACGTCAAGCCCGGTTCCCGTGTGCTGGAGCCGTCCTGCGGCTGTGGGCGGCTTCTGGACGCCGTGCGCCGTGAGTGCCCCGACGCTACCCTGCGCGGCATCGAGGTTCACCCTGGCCGGGCTGCTGAGGCGCGCGCCAAGGGCTACCCGGTGCAGGTTGCCAACTTCCTCGACGTGCCGCCCGATCCCACCTTTGACGTGGTGGTGATGAACCCGCCTTTCGTGGGCCGTCACTGGCGCAAGCACCTCGACCACGCCCGCAAGTTCCTGCGCGACCGGCAGTGCGTCCTCAAGTGCATCCTGCCCGCCTCGGCTTGGTATGACGGCCACCTCACCGAAAAGGACGGGCGCTGGTCCGATCTGCCGATTGCCAGCTTCGCAGAGAGCGGCACCAACGTGCCCACCGGCATTCTCACGACATGGGGCAGCGCATGACCTCCCACTCCCTGCACCTTACCGCCCTAGCGAGCGCCTACCGCGACCGTGACGCCGCTGCAGCCCGCCTACGCCGCGCAGAGGCCCGCAAGGACACACAGGCACAGGCTCGCGCTCTGGCAAGGCTCCAGGAGGCCACAGAACGTGCGCTCAGGCTGGAGACGCGGGGATGACGCAGTACGTCAAGGAAATCGTCCTGCCCTGGCCCGATGCCAAGCTGACGCCGCACGCAAAGGGCCACTGGCGCCCGAAGGCACAGGCCACCAAGGACGCCCGCAATCTGGCATGGGCCAAGGCGATGGAGAAGCCCGCCGTCCAGACGATCCCCGACGCGGTGATCTTCGTGGAATACTGGCCCAAGCGCCGGCAGGGCGACGTCCACAACATGCACGGGCGGATGAAAGCCTACATCGACGGGATAGCCGACGCGATGGGCTGCGATGACCGGCTGTTCAAGGTGGATTTCCCGTCAGTCTGGGCCGGGACCGATCCGCGCGGGAAGGTGGTTTTCCGCGTGATGCGGCCGTTCCAATTCGTGCCGGTTGTGGGGGTGATATCTTGAGTGATCCCTGGTTCAAATTCTATCCGTCCGATTGGCTCGGCGGAACTCGCGGACTGAGCGCGGCAGAGACCGGCGTTTACATCACATTGGTCTGCCTGATGCACGAGAGCGAAGGCCCGGTGATGATCACCGAGGATCGCTTGGCGCGGCAATTGGGTATGCCGGTTCGGAATTTCCGCCGGTGCATCGAGGCGCTGAAATCCCTCGGCAAACTGGTGGAAAAAGACGGCGGGCTTTGGAACGAGCGGGTTGCTGAGACGCTCGATATGCGTGCTCAGAACGCCGTTATGAAGTCGCAAGCGGCGCGCTCACGTTGGGATAAAAACAAGGAAAAACAACGCCCCGAAAATGCAGGTGCATTGCACACGCATACAGATACCAGAAGCCAGAAGCTAGAAGAAGATACTGACGTATCTTCTACGCCCGCGAAGCCGAAGCCTCGCAAGCATCGCATCTCGGATGAGGCAGAGATCACGGAACCGATGCGCAAGGCCGCCGATAAGCGCGGCCATTCTCAGCAAGAAGCCGAGGCCCAATTCGACAGGTTCAAGAACGACGCGATCGCCAAGGCGAAGACATTCGCCTGCTGGGATCGCGCTTTCATCACGTGGCTGGACAGCCCGTATTTCCGAAAAATCATCAATGGAGGCCAGACAGATGCAAAACGGGGTCGCGATGGCGAGGCCGCAGAGCGCGCTCGCCGAGCAGGCGAACGCTGGGCAGCACGCGCAGTGGATTGCGGGCAGAGTGGAAACGCTGCTGTCGCACTATTTCCAACCGGACAACCCTTCGGAGGTTCTGGAGGCGGCAGTTGACGACTGGATCGCCGCGCTGCTGTCCAAGTCCCAGGCCGCCATCCGCCACGGCTGCGAAACCTACCTGCGGGACCAGCCGCGCCGCCGCCCGACGCCGGGTGACATCCTGCACCGGGTTGTGGCGTTCGAGAGCGCCCGCGTCCCGAAGCGCGTTGCCGAGTGCGAGGGTGACCGGAACAGCCTCACCAGCGACGAGCTGATGCTGCTGGACGACAAGGTGCTGCCGACTGCCCGTGACTGGGTGGCGAACAAGCCCGGGCTTTGCGTTCATGGTGCTCGAACGCTGGCCTACTGGGGCGAACGCATTTCGCTGTTCGACGCGCAGCGCATCCGCCGCGACTGGAAGGTGGTCATGCCCGCCGAGCTGGTCGATCAGCCGGCAGCGTTCAAGGCATGGCTGGCCGAGATCACCAACAGCGAACAGCCCGAGGTGGCGAAATGATCCACCACCCCCGCATCACCTTCCTGCCCACCGCAGACGACGCGCCGATCCAGCCTGACCGGGTGTCGATCACCAGCAGCCCCATGCAGCCTGTCACGCTGGAGGCGAGCTACTGGCAAGCCTCATATGGCGCGATCCAGGCCACGATGCGCAGCGAGCCGTTCAAGGCAGCAGCAATCATCGCGCGGGTGGCAGACGCGAACAACCTCACCACCGCCGACATTCTCGGCAAGAACCGGGCGCGTCGGTTCGCCTACGCCCGTCAGGAGGCCATGCTCGCCATTCGGGACGAGCTTGGCTGGAGCTACCCACGCATCGCGCAGCGGTTCAAGTGCGACCACAGCAGCGTGATGTATTCCGTCAAGAAATGCCGTGCGCGGCAGTATGAGCAAGGGAAAGCAGCATGACCGCAATCAAGGAAACGCAGGCCGGAAACCAACTCTGCCCATTCAATGACTTCACCTACTGCAAGGGCGCAAGGTGCATGGCGTGGGTCTATACCGGGCGTCCCTACGAGTGGGCGATGACGGACGACCTGCAGGACACGGAAGATGGGCCGCGCCCCACGGGTGAAGCACCTGAGCCACCAGAGGGCGACGGGTGGCGTCCTGATGGGCCAGAGAGGCCCGCAGGCTATCACCAATCCGCAAAGCTGAAACTGCCGAAAGCTCGCTCGCAGCAGTGGGTGCGCGATGTTGAATCGACCGAAGGCGTCTGCGGCCGCGTTCAGAATGGAGGATATTGGTAATGGCATCGCTCAACCACTGCACTTTCATCGGCAACCTGGGGGCTGACCCTGAAACCCGCACCTTCACCAACGGCAACAAGGTGGTGAACCTTCGGCTGGCCGTTTCGGAAAACTGGAAGGACAAGAACACCGGCGAGCGCAAGGAAAAGACCGAGTGGGTTTCTGTCGCCATCTTCTCGGAGGGGCTGGCCCGCGTAGCCGAGCAATACCTTCGCAAGGGCAGCAAGGTCTACATCGCCGGCAAGTTCACCACCCGCAAATGGCAGGACCAGTCGGGGGCGGACCGCTACAGCACCGAGATCGTGCTGCAGGGCTTCGATGCCAAGCTGGTGCTTCTCGACGGCAAGCGCGACGACACCAGCGATGCCCAAGAGTCGAGCGGATACGGCGGAGGTGGACGCCCCGGTGGCGACATCGACGATGAAATTCCCTTCGCCCCTGAGGTGCGCGCATGACCCCGCAAGCCGTCTACCAAGCCGCCCTGACCCAATACCGCGACCCGGAACTGGCGATGCGTCTCGCGTGCCGCGCCGAGGGCATCATCGACGCCGGAAAGCCGCCCAGCAACATTTCGCTGGAGAAGCAGGCCGCTGCAGCCGGTGGCGGACACAGCGCCGCCCGCCGCACCGTGGCCGAGAGGAACAACGCCAAGGTGCTGACCTACGCCCGCGAGCATGGCACGGTCAGCACGGCGATGGCGCACGAGATCGACATCAGGCCCGAGACGATGAAGCGGGCCATCCAGCGCCTTCTCATGGCGGGCGAGATCGTCCTTGTCGAGAAGCCGGTGAACAAGGCGCGCGTCTATGCCCCGGTGACGCCATGACCCGCCACCTCTGCACCATCCGCTGGAAGGACAACGTGCCCGACGTCGCCCGCCGGGATCTTCTCTCATGGCTCCACGATCGGGGCTACCAGATCACCCCGGCGGGAAACCTCCGCCGGTGGATCATCCGGCGCGCAGCAGCATAACGACAATCGAGGGCAGAGACATGACAGGCAAGATCAAGACCTACAGCAAGGCCGCCAAGCAGCGCGCGAAGAAGCGTAACAAGCAGCGGTCCATCACCCTACCGGGCGGAGAGAGCGTCGAGCAGCGCCCCTCGGGCCGTGATCGCAGGGACACCAACCAGCCGCAGGAGCCCGCGGACACCGTGGCCCTCGCATATCGTGCCAAGCTGACCGGGTGCAGCGTCGAGGAAGCCCGCGACATCCTCGCCGCCGAGGACATGGGCCGGTGCATCCGCTACATGCGGCCCGGAGCCGACGACAGGCGGGCGCTGATCAACGTCTGGCAGGGCATCAGCGCCGCCTGGGCGAACTACTGCGCCCGGTGCCTGTCCATCGCCCCCACGGCGCAGGGGGCCGCCCTGCCGATGCTGCCGGATTCGATGCAGACGGACCAGTCGGCTCGCGTCGATCTGCGGACGACCGAAGAGCGTGACCTTGCCGCCCGCCGCGCATGGGATGGATGGAGCGCCGCCTTCAACGCGCTGCCCTATGCCGAGGCTCTTGCGGTGGCGCAGGCCAGCCGTGGCGATGGGCCGGTGTTGTGGGACGCTGACAGGCTGGAGCCGACACGGCACGGGGTGCTTGCGGTCAAGGCTCTGGCGGCGCTGCATCATGCGCGGAACCGTTGACATTCCGGAAAATCGGGGGCATACCTGAGTATATTCGCAGGCGATGTCCTGCAACCAGCCCCGCACGGTCATTCCGTCGCGGGGTTTTCTCGTCGCCCTCGTGGCGCTCTAAGACCCTGACCACAGGGCCGCTCGGCCTGATCCCCGAGCGCAGTTACGCGGTTCCGGTGGATGATCTGTAAGGGCTGGCCTGTGCCGGCTGCCGCAAGGTGAGGGTTGGGATTTCCCGGCCGCAGATCGTCCAGCCCGAGACGCGGCAGGGCAGTGATGCAGAAGGCGTTGCCGGCGAAGATCTGGCCGGGTAATGTCGCGGCTGGCAACAGGAGCGCACGGCGTGACACGAGAAGAGCAGTGGCTTCAGAAACTGAGCGACCTGCGCGACTTCTTGGATGGCTTGCGCGGCGCTCGTGAGAAGGGTCACAGAGCCGCTCTGGAATACCTCGCCAGCGAGCGCAGGAAGCACTTCGAGCAGCGCCTCATGACGAAGCCCGGAGAGGCATCGCGGACGGTAGTGATCAACGTCTCGCAGGAGACGCCGGAAGGGCTGGCGGAGTTGCTCGAGATGATCAACGGTAAAGAGCAACACCTCGGATACTTCGGTTCCGAGTTTGAGGCGGCGACGGCTCGTCAGAAGGCTCTCGATGACGCTTCGTGTGAGTGGTCGAGGCGCGTCTGTGCCTGAGACAGCCAAGGGGCCGGGCGGTAAGCTGACGCCTAAGCAGGCCCGGTTCGTGCAGGAGTACCTGCTCGACCTCAACGCCACGCAGGCAGCCGTCAGGGCCGGATACAGCGCGAAGACGGCAGAACAGCAAGGCCCGAGACTGTTGGGGAATGTTGGAGTGGCCGCCGCCATCGCAAAGGCGCAGGATGCGCGCTCCAAGCAGACGGCGATCGATGCCGCATGGGTGCTGACCCGGCTGCACGATGAAGCGGTCGCAGACCTCGCCGATCTCTACGACGCGAACGGTGCACTGCGCCCCGTCCACGAGTGGCCCCTGATCTGGCGGCAGGGTCTCGTCGCAGGAATCGAGGCAGTCGAGGAATTCGAGACAGTCGATGGCGAGCGCCAGAGCATCGGCATCGTCCGGAAGGTCAAGCTGTCCGACCGGATCAAGCGCATCGAGCTGATCGGCAAGCACGTCAACGTGCAGGCCTTCCGTGAGCAGGTCCACAGCACCGGCGAGATCAACCTGACCGTCAGCCAGGACGACGCCGAGTTGTGACGGCCGTCCTTACCGCGAAGCAGCGCGAGGCCAACCGGCTACTCGCCGGACCGGCGCGCAACGTCATGCTCCGCGGTGGGTCGCGGTCGGGTAAGACTTTCCTGATGGTCCGCGCCCTGATCCAGCGGGCCATTAACGCGCCCGGATCGCGCCATGTGATCTTCCGGTTCCGATTCAACCACGCGAAAACGTCGGTATGGTCGGACACGCTGCCCAAGGTTCTGAAACTCTGCTTCCCCGGACTGCGGGTCCGGTTCGACAAGACCGACTTCTTCGTGGAGCTGACCAACGGCTCGCAGATCTGGATCGGCGGTCTGGACGACAAGGAACGGGTCGAGAAGATCCTCGGCCAGGAGTACGCCACCCTCTACTTCAACGAGAGCAGCCAGATCCCGTGGGGGTCCGTCGAGACGGCCATGTCCCGTCTGGCGCAGAAGGTCGCGCTTGCCCCTGAGATCGCCGCGGCGACGCGCAGGGAATTCCTCTCGCTCAAGGCCTACTTCGACTGCAACCCGCCGTCGAAGCTGCACTGGAGCTACCAGCTGTTCCGGGCGGGACTGAAGCCGGGCACCAAGGAGAAGCTGCCCAAGCCGGAAGACTACGCCGAGATGCGGGTCAACCCGGCCGACAACGCCGAGAACCTGCCGGCGGAATACTTCGACGTTCTGGCCGGCATGTCGTCGGCCAAGCGCCTCCGGTTCGAGGCGGGGGAATGGGCCAGCGAGGTCAGCGGCGCGCTCTGGGCGGTCGAGGATCGGCAGGCGCCAGACGGCAAGCTGATGCCGGGTCTGGACAGCCTGCGGGTCGCCGAGGCCCCGGAGATGCGGCGCATCGTGGTGTCGGTCGATCCTTCCGGCACGCGCGGCGATGGCGGCGGCGACGATATCGGCATCGTCGTGGCCGGGCTCGGCGTCGATGGCCACGCCTACGTCCTGGAGGACGGCACCTGCAACATGTCCCCGGAGGGCTGGGGGCGGAGAGCGGTTGACCTCTACCACCGCCACGGCGCCGACCGGATCATCGGGGAGCGCAACTATGGCGGCGACATGGTGCGATTCACCGTCGCCACGGCTGACAGCAAGGCCGCCTTCAAGGAGGTCGTCGCGAGCCGCGGCAAGTCCGTCAGGGCAGAGCCGATCAGCGCGCTCTACGAGCAGGGCAAGGTTCACCACGTTGGCGACTTCCCGGACCTCGAGGACCAGCTCGTGAACTTCACCGCGTCCGGCTACCTCGGCGACGGATCGCCTGACCGGGCCGACGCGCTGGTCTGGGCGATCACTGAGCTGATGCTCGGCGAACAGCAGACCGTCGCCATGCTGCTGACCAAGAGGCACCGCCGATGAACATGATGCAGATGCTGGTCAACGCGGCGCGACGGGTCGAAACCATGTTTCCCGGCTACTTCCCGCAGGCGAAACATAATCATTATGCCGACTTCGGCTGGCCCGAGCACGTCACTTTCTCGCAGCTCTACAGCATCTACCACCGCAACGGCCTCGCCCATGCGGGTGTCGAGAAGACCATCCTCAAGACATGGCAGGACGACCCGGAGATCTGGGAATCGGCGGAGGCGAAGGAGAGCCAGACCGAGTCCGACATCCGCCAGCGGTTCGAGGATCTGATGATCTGGCAGGCGATGGCCGAGGCCGACCGCCGCGCCATGGTGGGCGGCTATGCCGGCGTGATCCTGCGCCTGGCCGACGATCAGCAATTCGACCAGCCGGTCGATCGCGTGCGGGGCGGGCTCGAAGGCCTGGTCGAGGCGATCCCGGCATGGGGTGGCGTCGGCGCGCAGCTCGAGGTCGCGGAGTGGGTTCAGGACCAGACGAGCCCGGACTACGGCAAGCCCAAGCTGTTCCGTTTCAACGAGGCCGCCGTCGGCGACAATCAGAACCAGGTGCGGCAGTTCATGGTCCACCCCGATCGGGTGATCATCTGGTCGCGCGATGGCAGCGTGCATTGCCGCTCCGATCTGGAGGCGGGCTATAACGACCTGCTCGACGCCGAGAAGGTCAAGGGCGCAGGCGGTGAGGGCTTCTACAAGGCCGCCCGCGGCAACCCGGTGCTGGAGGCCGACAAGGACCTCGACCTGACCAAGATGGCGCAGGCCATGGGCGTGCCGGTGGCCGAGCTGGCAGACGCGATGAACGCGCAAGTCGAGGACTTCCAGAAGGGCTTCGATCGCCTGCTGCTGGTGCAGGGGATGCAGGCCAAGACCCTGCCGATCACGCTGGCGACGGGCGAGACCTATTTCAACGCGCCGGTGGCGAGCTTCGCCGCCTCGCTGCTGATGCCGGTGAAGATCCTGCTCGGCTCGCAGACCGGCGAGCGCGCCAGCACCGAAGACGCGCACGAATGGGCGGTGGTGAACAACGCGCGCCGGGTCAAGCGGTGCCGACCGCGCATCCGCGAGATGCTGAACAGGCTCGAGCGGTTCGGGATCATCCCCGAGCGCGACTGGACGATCCACTGGGCCGACCTGACCGAGGCTAGCAAGGACGCGAAGATCGGGCGGGCCGTGAAGATGGCCGAGATCAACGCCAAGCAGGCGAGCGAGCCTGTCTGGCTGGCTGAGGAAATCCGCGTTGCGGCCGGCGATGACGCCGCGGCGCCGACCCCTGGGGGTGACGAATGATCATCAAGAGGACGCCATTGGCAGATCAGCCCCGCGCGCTGGTGCAGATCGCAGACCCATGGGACGGAAATGTCGGGATGTTTTCGGACGTTGCCTACGTCAGCGATTTCCCCTCGCACAGTCCCGTCCTCGGTCCCGATGGCCGCCAACTGCAATATGCCCCCCGCCCGCCGGTTGGGTTCCGCATTGGAGACCGGAAATGAAGCAAGTCCGCGTCAACGTCCGCTCCGTCGCCAACGTCAAGGCCGTGCGCAAGGAGAAGCGCAACGGCCGTGATGTCCTGGTGGTCCCAAGCGCCACATTGCCCGACGACGTGGTGATGAACGGCATCCGCTACCCCAAGGACGAGATCGCCAAGTCCTTCGCCGGCCTGAACCGGACCCCTGCGCCGCTCGGCCATCCGACGATCAACGGGCAGTTTGTCAGCGCCTCGGACCCCGAGGGCATCAACGTCGGCTATATCGGGGCATGGAACGAGAACGCGCGCCAGGAGAAGGGCCGCGTGCTGCTCGACAAGGTGATCGACATCGAGGTCGCTAACCGCACCGAGGGCGGCAAGGCCGTGCTGGCCGCGATCAACGCCGGTGACCCGGTTCACACTTCCACTGGCCTCCTGTGCGAACTGGAGCCGGTCGAGGGCGAGAAGGGCATCCGCGGCAACGCGCGGAACATCTACTGGGACCACGACGCGATCCTCCTGAACGAGGAAGGCGCGGCCACCCCGGAGCAGGGCGTCGGCATGCTGGTCAACGGTCAGCAGATCGAGGTCATCAACTCGGTGATCGAGGACGCCGAAAGGGAACTGGATTGGGCAGGCATGCGTCTGCTCGAGGCTGCCGAGCGGCTCGAAAGGGCGACGGTTTGGGAGCGAATGAAGGCCGCGATTCTGGGGGCACTGCCCGCCGAGCGGGAAACTGCACAAAACGCAAAGGAACAAGACATGACTGACGCTGAAAAGCAGCAGCTTGCCGACCTTTCCGCGAAGGTGAACACCCTCTCGGAAACCGTGGGCAAGCTGGACATCGCCGGGGCCGTCACCGCCGCGGTCAACGCCGCCGTGAAGCCGCTCACCGACAACCTGTCGGAGATGCAGGCCAACGCCAAGGCCAAGGACGACGCCGAACTGGCCGGCCACGTGGCCACTATCGTCAAGGCGAACCTCCTGGACGAGGAATCGGCCAAGGAGCTGACCCTCAACGCCGCGCGCAAGCTGGCGGAGAAGGCCAAGCCCGGCAATGCCGCCGCGCTCAACGCCGGCGGCTTCGGCGCCAAGGAGGCCGACGACTTCGACGGCTACAGCCTCAACGCTCTGATCGAGGAGAAGAAGTAATGGCCGGCAACGTCATTTTCCGGGGGCCGATCGAGAAGCAGCCCCGCACCATCCAGAAGGAGGTCGCCGGCGCCTATGTCGTCGGCACCTTCGTCGAGGAAACCGCCACCACGCTGGCCCAGATCACCACGGCGCTCGCAAAGCGCCCGCTGATCCTCGGGAACGCCGACTACGCGGGGCAGGACATCGCCACCGCCTACACGTCGGGCGACACCGGCGTGGCCTACGAACTGGAGCCCGGCATGGTGTTCCAGGCGCGTATGGCGGCCGCGACCTACGCCAAGGGCGACCCGCTCACCATCGCCGCTGCTGGTCGTCTCACTGCCGCCTCGGCAGCGACCCCGGTCGTGGCGTTCTTCGATGACACGCCGGGGGCCTATTCGGCCGGTGACCTGGCGGATGTGGTCATCGCCAACACCTACACCGTTCCGGCGGCATAAGGAGGGCTCACGACATGCTTCGCTTCACTCCCGAACAGGAGCGGCTCATCCTTGCGAACCGCCGCGCCTTCAACGAGCGCCAGACCGCGCTCAACGCCTCTTTCGGTGGCGCCGTCATGCTGGGCAACGCGCTTGCGCTGCCCAAGGATGTCTGGGGCCAGTGGGACCGCGAGGGCGTCGAGATCCAGCGCACCACGCTGGGCGTCTTCAACGACCTCGCCGCCGCGGTGGCGAGCCCCATGCCGATCGGCAAGCTGATCCACTACTTCCAGACGATCAGTGACAGCGGCTCGGCCAACGTCTCGCTCGACGGTCGCTCGAAAGCGCGCACCGACAAGCCGACGTTCGACTACCACGGCACCCCGCTGCCGATCATCGACAGCACGTTCAGCTACGGCTGGCGCGAGGTCGAGGCGGCACGCTCCGAGGGCTTCCAGCTTGACGCAGCGGGCCGGGCGAACGCCATGCGCACCGTCGCCGAGACTCTGGAATCGGGCGTCCTGAACGGCTACTCCACCATCACGGTGAACGGCCAGGTGTCCTATGGTCTGCGCACGCACCCGCGCCGCAACACCCGCACGACCGGCCAGGCGCTCAACGGCGCCACCGGCGCGCAGTGGCTGGCGGATGTGGTTGCCACCCTGAAGCTGCTCCACGGCGACAACTTCAAGGTGCCGGCGACGATCTACGTCAACTGGGACGACTGGTTCTATGCCACTTCGACCGAGTTCACGTCGGGCTATGCCAAGACCATCGCGCAGCGCGTGCTGGAGCTGGGCGGCGTCCGCGAGATCATCCCGGTCGACAGCATCGTCGCTGGCGAGCTGATCGCGGTGGTCAAGGATCGCCGGGTGCTGAACCTGCTGAACGGGATGCCGATGAGCACCCGCGCACAGTTCCGCGCCAACCCGGAGGACGAGTACAACTTCGTCACGATGGCGGCCGCGGCGCTCGAGGTGAAGTTCGACGCTGCTCAGAACTGCGGCGTCGCGCACTCCACCCTGGCATGACCTGATGAATTGAGCGAGGGGCTGGGCAACCGGCCCCTTTCGTCAGTCCATCCGAACGAGAGAGGATCTGTCCCATGGAAGTGAAGATCACCGAAAAGGGCGTCTACGATCAGGACGGCAAGCCGGTCCCGGTCGGCACCACGATCACCGTCAAGGGCGATGCGATGCCCGCCTACCTGGTGAGCAAGGCCATGCCCGTGGAGGAGCCCAAGAAGCGCGTCGCGGTCACCAACCCCAAGAAGGGCGCCGTGACCGAAGAGCAGACCGACGACGGCGCCTGATCCATGGCCCTGACGATCGAGGACGGCACCGGCGTCAGTGGGGCGGACAGCTTCACCACGCTGGCCGAGTTCGACACGCACTGCACCGACTACTTCGGCGCGGAGCTTGACGGCTCGGACGCGCTGAAGGAGGCGGCCCTGCGCCGCGCCTTCGTCGCCATGTCCGGCCTCGAATGGGCGGCGGGCGTCTGGCCCACGTTCGGCGGCGAGATCCCCGCGCCTGTGAAGCTGGCGCAGAGCGTGCTGGGCCGGGTCGAGTTCCAAGCGCCCCTGTCGCTGTCGCCGACGGTCACCACTTCCGGGCGCAAGGTGCTGACCGAGGTCAAGGGCATCAAGTGGTCGCTGGTAGGGGACAAGAACAGCGTCGAGGAATCGCGGCCGGTCGTCACCATGGCGATGGACCTGCTGCGCCCGTGGCTGGAGTATGACCCGTCTAAGGATCGCTTCATCGGCTTCGGCATGATGAGTGTCGGGCCATGAGCGGCGCGGAGATCGCCGCCGAGATCAGCGCCGCCCTGCGCGAGGCTGCGACAGAGACGGGCGACGGCGAACTGATCGCCACGCTGACCAAGAAGGGCACGCAGGACAGCCCGTGGGACGATCCCGCCACGCCGACGACGCACTCCGTCGCGGTGGTGGTGACCGAGTACGATCTGCGCCACGTTGACGGCGTGCTGATCCAGGCGCAGGATCGGCGGGTTCTGGTCGAGGCTGCTGGCGTCGTCCCGAAGCCATCCGACACGCTGACCATCGGCGGTGTCGTCTACAACGTCATCCGGTCCATGCCGCTCGATCCGGGAGGTGTGGCGCTCATGTTCGAGGTTCAGGCACGCCGACAGTGATTTCAGCCCGCGCGTGGTTCGCTGCCTGGCACCTTTGCCACGGACGGCCCGACCTCGCTCGCGTGATCCTGCTGATGCCTGACTGGATGATCTGGCCATACGAGGTGATGCTGCATGGCCAACCGGAGGGAACTGAGGCGCATCGAGGCGCTGCTCTCGACCCTTGAGCCGCAGGTCCGGCAGGCCTTCATCGCCGCCATCCTGTCGGCCCGCCGCTCGGTCAACCTCGCCGATCTGGAAGCCGCTCTGAGGGCAGGAGACATAGCCCGCGCGGTCGAGCTGCTGCGGATGAACACCGCGCTGCTCTTTCCGTTGGACACCGCGCTGGTGGGCGGATACGCGGCTGGCGGCGCGATGGTGGTCGACACCGCCCGCCTCGCCGGGGTGGTTCTGGGCTTCGACGGCCGCCACGTCCGCGCCGAACAGTGGGCGCGAGATCACGTCGGCGGGCTCATCCGGGAGATTGCCGAGGATCAGGCCGCCATGGCGCGTACAGTCGTCACGGCGCAGATCGAGGCCGGCAGGGCGCCCCGCGCCATCGTGACCGAGCTGGTGGGCCGGGTGACACCGGCGGGCAGGACTGGCGGCTTCATCGGCCTAACCGAGCGGCAGGCAGAATATGCGACCCGGGCGCGTGCGGAGCTGCAATCGCTGGATCGGAACTACTTCACGCGCGAGCTGCGCGACCGGCGCTTTGACGGCACAGTGCGCCGCGCGATCCGCGAGGGCAGGCCGCTCAGCGCCGCCGATCTGGACCGGATCACCGGCCGCTACCGAGACAGGCTGCTGGCACATCGTGCGCAGACCATCGCGAGGACGGAAAGCATCACCGCGCTGCGGGCAGGGCGCCGCGAGGGCTACCAGCAGGCGATCGACGCCGGGCAGGTCCGCAACGACCTGCTGACGCGCGTGTGGGACGCCACCCTGGACAGCCGCACGCGGCCCGACCACGTCGCCATGCACGCGCAGACGGTTCAGGGCATCGAGGCACCGTGGGTGATGCCAGACGGATCGCAGATGATGTTCCCCGGCGACGGATCGTTGGGGGCAAGCGCGGCGACCACGGTGAACTGCCGCTGCTACGAGTCGTTCCGGGTGGACTGGCTGCGCACCGCCAACCGCTAGACCTGCCGCCCCATCCATGCCAGGCTTCGATCTCATTGCATGATCGGAGATTTTCGTGAGGAACCTTGCCCTTGCCGCCGCGCTCATCCTTTCCGGGTGCGTGCAGACCGTGACACCCGAGGACGTGGCCGACGCGGGCCCCCGCCCGGACAACTACCGCCAGCTCGTCGCACAGGAGCTTCGCACGACGCTCTACGACCCCTACAGCGTGATGGACGCCGCGATCTCCGAGCCGCGGGTGCACAACGCCATGGCCGGCCCGCGCTGGAATGTCTGCTTCCGGGGCAACGCCCGCAACCGGCTGGGCGCCTACACCGGCCTCAATTATGTCGTCTTCGTCATTCGGGACGGCAGGATTACCGCCAGCGCCAGCGAGGGCGCGCAACTGTCATGCCAAGGGGCCACCTTCGGGCCGTTTCCCGAACTCGGCTAGGCCCTGATCCACCAATAGCGGCAACGCATCGAGACAGGGCTCCGCTTTGGCGGGGCCTTTTGCCATGGGAGACCGCCAATGGCCAAGTCGTTCAAGGCGCAACTCCGCGACTTCGGTGAGAAGACAGAGCGCAAGATGACCGCGATCTTGCGCCAGTCGGCTCAGGACGTGTTCGACGACGCGCAGACCCCGGTCGCACAGGGCGGCAGCATGCCGGTCGATGAGGGCTTCCTGCGCAACAGCTTGGTGACCGAGATCAATGGAGGGTCGGTCGGGCAGGGCGCAGACAGCTACGCGCTCGCCATCGCGCAGCTTGAGCCCGGCGACATGCTCAGCGGCGGCTGGACGGCGGAATACGCCCGCGCCCGCCACTACAAGCCCGAGGACTTCGGCCAGGGCGGCGGCATGTGGCGCGACAAGGCCGCGGCCAAATGGCAGGGCATCGTCGATGCCAACGCCCGGAAGGTCGCGAACCAATGAACATCGGGGCAATCGAGGACGCGCTCGGCCTGCATCTGGAAGCCCTCCCCGGCGTTCCGACAATCACTTGGGCGAACAAGTCCGCCAGCCCGGATAAGCCCTACCTGACGACGCTTCATGCGCCGGTGAGCCAGATCAACCCGACGCTGGACGGATCGACACCGACGGACAACGTCGGGCTCTGGCTGGTCACGGTGGTCGTCGACGGCGACACCTTCACGACAGAGGCCAACAGCATCGCCGAAGACGTCAAAAACCATTTCCGGCAGGGCGCCCGGATTGATGCCACCGGCGGCACGGTGATCGTCGTGGATCGGGTCGCCATCGTCGGCGGCTTCCACGACCAGGCCAACAACTGGAACGTCCCGGTTCGGGTCACATACAGGACGGAAACATGACCGATCGCATCACGATGAAGCACAAGGACTATCCCCGCGCCATCGCCCGCCCGCTCGCGGCGGCAGTCCCCCAGTGGGAAGCGAAGGGATGGACGGTTTGCCCCGCGCGCGGGCTGGCACCCGCTGAAAAGCGCGCTCCCAAAACTGCCAAAGTGAAAGGGCAATCTGATGACCAGAACACACCTGGGTAAACAAGTCTGGGTCGCTGACGGCGTTCCCGCAACCAATGACGCAGCCGGATTCGCAGCTCTGACATGGATTCGTGTCAACGGATTTGTCGGGGGATTCCAGCTCGGATTCGCCGCCAGCAACATCGACATCCCCGACCTCGCCGAAGGCATCACGCTCGGCGCCAAGGGAATGCGAACGGGCAACGACAGCACGGGGAACTTCCGGAACGTTGCGTCGGACGCGGGCCAGGAGGACGTCAAGGGCTACGCTGACGATGAGACATCAGGTCACTCCCTGAAGATCATCTCGGCCGGCGCTGGCGTCGACGCTGAGACCGGCGACGCGGTGCAGTACGCGCAGGGCTACTTCCACAGCTTCACCGAGAACGAGATCTCGGAGGATGGCTACGAGGGCTTCAGCGTGAACTTCAAGCAGAACGCACCGACGGTCAACGCGACCGAGCCCGCATAAGCCACCGACATGCTCACGACCACAAACGTCGTCGTCTACATCCGAAGGGATGGCGGCTCATGGGTCCTGCTGAAAGGCTATGTCGGGGGGCTGCTTCTCGGCATGACGTCGGAGACCATCCAGCGCGATGGTGACGACGACGGCATCACCCGGTTCTTCAAGGGCGGCGCCAACGGATCGCAATCTCAGATCGGCTGCAGGCTGATCGAGGACGACCCCGGACAGGTGCTGCTTCGCGAGTTGGCCGAGTACGACGACGAGGGCCTCGGCGGCGTTCGCATCGACTACCCGCAGGGCATCAGCATCATCGCTGACGGCCTGTTCCACGGGCTGGCCGAGAACGTCGTCGACCCCGACACCTATCAGGGCTTCACCGCTTCGTTCACGCAGAACGAGCCCGAAGCCCGAACGTAACCCCGCGCAGGGTGAGGCGGCCGGCTGGGGACAGGTCGGTCGCCTCTCTGTCCCACATCGTCCCGAAGGAAAACGCCATGGACTTCACGAAATTCGACACGGCCGCCAGCGCATCGGAATGGGTGCATCTGGAGATCGAGAAGCGCAAGCTCTACTGGGACGGCGAGAGCGTGACCCTGGACGAGACCGACAAGCCCTGCCGGGTCCGGCTCAAGGGCGTCGGCTCCAACGAGGTTTTCGCGGCGTTCGAGAAATACCAGCGTGCCGAGATGACCCACGCCAACCACCTGAAGAAGGCGCGCGACGCCGAGATCGACGCGATCACCGCCAGCCACGCCGAGAAGGCGGAGACGCTGATGGACGACCTGATCGTCGCGGCCTGCGACGACTGGGAAAACATCCCGTTCGACGGCAAGGAAGAGAAGCTGACCCCAGCCCGCGTCCGGCAGTTGATCGACCGCAAGGCCGGCCATTCCCGCCGCTCGATCCGGGCGTTCCTGTTCAAGTCCATCGCGCAGCGCCGCGCAAATTTGACCGACGCCGCATAGGGCTGCGAACCTATGCGGCGCAACGGGGCTGGCTTGAGGCCGTCCCCGAGAAGCATAGCGAGCCGCGTTACTACGTCTTCGGGTGGGACCTGCCCGACCTCGATGCCGACGAATACCTGCACGACATCTGGCGCGAGTGCGGTTTTCGCAAGGCCGGCGAGATCGTCGCTCCCTTGGAGTGGCGGGAGTTGCAGGCATACGCGGACGTCACCGGCACATGCCTGACGCACGAGGAATGGCGGATCGTGATGGAAATGTCGGTGTCCTACTGCAGCGGGCTGATGAACCGCCGGCCGTTTTCCATGTCCCCGGTAGAGAAGGCAGCCCGCGATGACTGACTTCGCCACCCTCGGCATGGACATCGACAGTTCTGGCCTGACCGACGGTCAGCGCGAGCTGCGCCGCCTCGAGGATGCCGGCGCGCGGGCCGAGCAGCGCCTTGGCCGGTCGAGCGATGTGATGGCGGCAGGCTTTCGGGGCATGGCGCGGGCTGCCGGGTCTCTTGCAGGCGCGATCGCGGCGGCGTTTTCGTTCCGAGCGGTAGTCAGCACTCTTTCGGAGTTCGAGACAGCCATGTCGCGGGTGGCAGCTGTGTCCGGTGCCACCGGGATGCAGTTGCAGCAGTTGCGCGAGACGGCGATGGAGCTGGGCCGCACGACTGAGTTCAGCGCAGGGCAGGCAGCAGACGCCCTCGGCTTCCTGTCGATGGCTGGCTTCGAGGCGTCCGAGAGCATGGCGGCAATCCCCGCTGTCCTGGACCTCGCGACGGCATCCGGCATGGATCTGGCCTCGACAGCTGACATCGCCTCGAACGTGCTGTCGGGCTTCGGTATCGCGGCAACGGAGGCGGGGCGCGCCGCAGACGTTCTGGCCGAGGCCGCAAGCGCCACGAACACCAACGTCTCGCAGCTCGGGCAGGCCATGTCGACGGCAGCGCCCATCGCCGCATCGCTCGGCATCTCGATGGAAGAGACCGCCGCCGCCATCGGCGTCATGTCCGACGCCGGTATTCAGGGCGAGCGCGCGGGCACGGCTCTGCGCGGCGTCTTTGCCTCACTGGCGGGGCCGACGACGCAGGCCCGCGATGCCCTTGCGCAGTACGGCCTGACTGCCGCAGACGTGAACCCCGAGACCAATGATCTTGCGGACGTGCTCGACCTCCTGCGAGAGCGTGGCCTGAGCACCGCTGACGCCATGACCATCTTCGGGCGTGAGGCGGCATCCGGCGCGCTGGTGATGATCGACACTGCGGAGCGCGTGCGCGATCTGACGACCCAATTCGAGGGGGCGACGGGCGCGGCGACCCAGATGGCAGGCGTCATGCGCGACAACCTCGGAGGCGATCTTGCCGGGCTGCGATCCGCGTTGGAGGGGCTCATCATTTCGCTTGGCGACAGCGGCGTCACCGGCGCGCTGCGCAGCGTGACGCAGGCTTTGACCGAGATGGTGCGCTTCGGGTCCGAGAACATCGGCCTGGTGGTCGGCGCGGTGACGGCGCTCGGCGTGGTTCTGGCGGCGCTTGGTGCGCCGTTCATCGGCATCGGCATTGCCATAGGTGGCATCGTGACCGGCGTCGTCGTCATGGTCAGCCGCATCAGGGAAGCCTTCGGCACCCTCGGCAACGCGATGACTGCGGTGCGCGACGTGATTTCCGAGGTGTTCGACCGGATCAACACGCGCATGGTGGCATGGCAGACCGCCACGGCGGCGACGATCGAGACCGTCAAGGGCACCTTCTACAGCATTGCGGAAACGGCGGCGACAGCCATGTCGTCGGCCATTGGCGCGGTGGCGCAGGGCGCGCAGGGGCTGGTGAACACCGCGGCCTCGGCGATCGAGAGCATGATCAATACCGTGATTTCGGGCGTCAACGTCCTGATCGAGGGGCTGAACCAGCTTCCCGGCGTGGCGATGGCTACACTGGCACCTTTCGCAGCGGGCCGGGCGGATTTCTCCGGCGCGACGGGCGGAGTTGACGCACTCACGGAGCGCATGACGGCGCTGCGCGGTGAAGCTGATGCGAATGCCAACAGCCTCAGCGGTCTTGCCACGCTCCTGACCGATCTGGCCGGGCAGCCGCTGGACAGCGTCGAGGCCATCCGCGCGGCATTCCGCGGCGAGGCGTTCGGCGGCCGCAGTCGTGGGGCCGGGGGTTCCATCGTCGGCCCTGACGGCACGAGCATCCCGTTTGAGGCGGGCGGCGGCACGGGCACTGGCACTGGTGCTGGCGCCGACGGCGGAGGTGGTGGCGGCTCGGGTGAGGACCCCATGACCGCCCTTCAGGCCCTGCTTGGCACCGATGACCCCCGCGCCGAGATCGAACTTTGGTACAGTGAAGCCATGACCGCGCTGGCTGAGGCGCAACTTATCGAGCGCGGCCTGCACGAGGAACATGCCGCCTACCGCCTCCGCATCGAAGAGCTGTATCAGGATCAGCTGATGGCGCTTCGCCGCCGGCAGGCCGACGAGAACCTCGGGCACTACGAATCCTTCTTCGGAACTATGGAAGGCGTCTTTCAGAGCGGCAGCGAGCGGATGCTTGGCATCAGCCGGGCCTTCGGGCTTGCCGAGGCGGCGATCAGCATCTGGCGCGGTGCTGCCCGTGCGCTTGAACGGCCTTTCCCCGCTAACCTTGCCGCGTGGGCTCAAGTGCTCGCGACAGGCGCGAAAGCGCTTCAGGGCATCAAGTCGGCCAAGCCGGGCAATGCCACCCTCGGCGGCGGCGGTGGCGGGCAGGCCGCAGCGGTCCCGGCCCGCCCGACGCAGAACGTCGTGATCGACATGGTGAACGCCTCGGCGGGCCAGATCAGTCAGGTGCAGAACCTCGTTGACCTGATGACCGAAGCATCCCGGCAGGGCTATGACCTGAACGCACTGGTGAGGGGCCGATGATCTACATCGCAACAGGGTTCACCGGGACGGTCTACCCGCTCAACCATGGTCGGGTCTGCTGGAACTGGTACGACGGCACCGTGACCGCCAGCACGTCGGCCAGCGGCTTTGCGGCGGTCAACGCCATGCCGCCCCGGACGGACAGCGCATGGCGCCCCACGGCCATTCCTGCGACGTGGGATTTGGCCTTTGCCAGCGCGCAGGACGTCAGCTTCATCGGCATCGCCAAGCACGATCTCGGCACGAAGAACGCGACGATCGCCATCCAGCGGGACATTTCTGGCGGCTCCGAAATCTACGCGTCCTTCGACGGTCTCGGCGCTGTGCAACCCGAGGATGACAGCCCGCTCCTGTTTCTGGTGCCGGTGACGAACGTTGACGGCCTCAGGATCGAGATCACCGCAGCGGACGCGCCCCCGACGATCGCGCTGATCATGGCGGGCGAGGCCATGGAGATGCCCCGGCCTTTCACATGGACCGGCCAGCCGATCACCGAGGGGGACCGCATCGGATTCGAGAACACCATCTCGATGACGGGCAACTGGCTTGGACGCACGAAGGTGAGCGACGGCCAGCAATTCGAGTTGACCATGCAGCACGCCAGCGAGGCATGGCGGCAGGGCGCGTTCGCGGACTTCAAGGCCTATGCCAACGGCGAAGATGCGGCGTTCTTCATCGCGGCCCGGCCCGGCACCTATCCGAACGAGCTGGCCTATGCGTGGGCGACGGAAGTCGTCACCGCCTCGCGCGAGATGCCGAACAAGAACATCAGCACCAGCGTGACGCTGAGTTGCCAGGGGCTGCGCCCGTATGTCTGACGAAAGCACCTATGGCCGCAAGCCTGTCGTCATTGTCGAGCTGATCCAGCCGAGGTGCAGCAACCGCTTCGGCGTGTCGCCCTGCACCGCGACCGGAACGCCGAAGTGCTACAACTGCTACTGGACCTGCCTCGATCGGGAAAACTACAACACCGACGGCTCGATCACGTGGCGGTTCACGCGGCCCCGCGACGAGGTCGGCTGGCTCTACGAGGAAGCCGACGCCGACAACATCAAGACCAACGGCATCCCGATTCTGGTCTCGGCCACGCATTCGTCGAGCCGGATCAACCCCGGCGCGGCGCGGACTGGGGAAAGCCCGCTTGGCCGATTGGCAACGGCGCAGGTGGTGCTTGAGAACGCCGTCTGGGACGATCACGTCGGCGACTTCTACCTCGCCGACCGGACGCCGCCCGCGCGCCCCGTGGGCTTCTGGTCCCTCTTCGATGCCCGCAACCCGTTCTATCCGGGCATGGAACTGGTGATCTATGAGGGCTACGAGGGGCAGGCACTCGCCGACATGCAGGCCCGTCGCTTCGATGTGGAGCAGATCGAGGGGCCGGGCAGCAGCGACCGCTACACCATCTCCTGCCGCGATCCGCTGGACCGCATCCGGGGCAAGAACGCGAAGTATCCGCCGACGTCGCAGATCGACCTCGCCGCAGACATCGACGACGCCACGACGACGATTCCGGTGATCTGCCTGGAGGCGGAATTGTCGGCCAACTACGGAAACACCGGATCGACCCGCTACATCGTGATCGGCGACGAGGCGATCAGCTACACCGGCTGGACCGGGACGGAACCCGAGTTCACCCTGACCGGCGTGAAGCGCGGTGTGCTGCGCACGCAGGCCGACGAGCATGAGGCCGACGCTGCGATCCAGCGCGGGGCCTACCACGTCAACCATCGGCTCTACGAGGTCGCGCAGTACATCCTTGAGGATCACACCACCGTCAAGAACTCATACGTCAATGCTGACGGCCAGTGGGACGAGGAGGGCGGCACCTATCTGTCAACCCTTCGGTGCCGCACGTTCATCCCCGAGCCTGTGGATGTCGAGGATCTCATCGGCGAGTTGGGCCGTGACGGGCTGTTCTCGATCTACTGGGACGATCGCAAGCAGACCATCCCGCTGCTGGCTGTCAGGCCCCCCAAGGGTATCCCGACGGTCTGGACCGAGGATGACAACCTCGCCGGCTTCTCCAAGCGCAAGGTGATCGACGACCGCATGACGCGGGTCTCCATCTTCTTCCGGCCGCGAAACTTCCTCGAAAGCCTGACCGAGCCGAAGAACTACGAGAACCGGCGCATCAGGATCGACGCCGAGGTGGAGAGCGAAGTCGCGGCCGGCGGCAAGATTTTCGAGAACACGATTTTTTCGCGCTGGACGCAGACCTTCGGCAACGCGCTCCTGGTCGGGGCCTCGCTGATCCTGCGCTACCGCCTGCCGCCGCAATACCTGACACTGGAACTCGACGCCAAGGACCGCAGCGTCGAGATCGGCGAAGTGATCGACCTGTCCACCCGGCACATCATGGACAGCGAGGGCAACCGTCTTGTCACCCGCTGGCAGGTGATCGCGGTAGAGGAGCCGCAGCCCGGCTCGCGCATCCGGGTTGAGCTGCAGTCCTACGCCTTCATCGGGAAATTCGCGATCATCATGGCGAACGACGCTCCCGCCTACGAGGACGCGACGGAAGAAGAACGGCTGTTCGGCTGCTGGCTGGCCGACGACGCCACCGGGCGGATGCCCGACGGAACAGAACCCTACCTTTTGCAGTGAGGATCGCGATGACGCGTGTCTGGTTCAACCCCCTCCTGGGGCATCATTTCGCGCAGGGTGACGACGGCTGCACGCTCAACGGGATGCCGACTGTCGGCGTGCCGGAATGGGCCGAAGGCAGGCCCCCGGATGCGGCCTATGGGCCGGTCAAGCCTTGGGCGGGGGGCGCGTGCCCGGTCTCGCCCGATGCCGACGTGCGGTGCATTTTTCGGGGTCGCCGCCCGTATCTGGGAAAGGCGATCTGGCCGGGGCTGCCCGAGCGGTACAAGGGCGCGATGTGGCTCCACTCTCCCGCACCTGGCCGGACAGACCCAACCGCTGACATCGTGGGCTATCAGGTGAGGACCGCATAATGGCCGACTACACGGGCTACGACGTCAACAACCTGCTGCCCGGTGAGCCGTGGACCTCGGCCAAGGCGCTGGCGAGCTTCGAAGACCCTGTGGCGATTGCGGAGGGGGCGAGCGGCGCGCCGGTCATGGAGGTTGCGCGGCATCTGATCGAGACCGTGCAGCCGGTGGCGCACGGGAATATCGAGTTCGCGCTGGCCACGCCGGGGGATTACTCCGACCTGTGGATTTCCATTGCCGGTCAGGAGGTCGGATCGGATGTGACCTTCAACGTGCAGATCAACATCGCCGCGACATGGCGCACCGTGCTCTCGTGGACGACTTCGGAAACCGGAGCGAATTCAGCTGCAATCCTAGAGGCCCACCTGCAAAACATGGACAACGCCGACGGAACGGGCGTCATCCGTGCATGGGGGGCGTTCGCCGAAATCGGCGGCGGATTTGACAGGTCGGATTATGAAGACAGCGCCGACGCATCACCGCGCTTGGGCTACATGGCGCGCACCGGTGATATCACCGGCATTCGCGTCACCGGCGGGTGGGTAGGCACCGCGGCCAACTCCCGCGCCATCGCTGCACTCTACGGTCGCAAGACCACGCAACCCTAACCCTCTCATCAAACGGAGGCCATTATGGCAGACCCTTTCGGAAACTACGCTCGCGGACTTGACTCGCCCGGTCGGGAGCATTTCGAGATCACGCCCAGCGACACCCTCGACATCCCGACCGTGCCGCGCGTGCTGAAAATCCTGACCAGCGGCACCCTGGCCGTGCGGGACACCTGCGCGGGCTGGCTCTGACCGCCTGATCCTCTCGACATCGGAGAAGAATGAATGGCAACGCCTTGCGTTATCACAGGAGCCGTCGTGAGCCCCGCGGGGGAGATCCTGGCCAATCGCGAGATCCGGCTTTACCGCGAGGGTGGCGCGGTCGGGCTGGACGGGGCCACTGTCGTGCCAGACCGCGTGTCGGCGACCACCGACGAGGCCGGCAACATCAGCGTCGAGCTGGTGCCTGGCGCCTATCTCGCGCTCGTCAAGACCAACACCGCCACCATCCGCTTCAACGTCGCCGTGCCCGACGAGGCGGAGGCGCTGTTCGAGGATCTGATCGACCAGTCGCCGCCGGTTGACGCCAGCGTGTTGGTGCAGGCGCGCGAGGCGGTGACGGCGGCAGAGGAAGCCCGCGACGGGGCTGTGGGAATCTTCGGCGGCGTGGAAGCTGTGGCGGCGGCTGTCGAGGCATCCGGGCAGGCGGCAGAGGCGGCGGAACTGGATCGGATCGCGGCGCAAAACGCCTCTGCGTCGGCTACCGCGGCAGTCTCCTCATACGCGGTTCTGGACGAGGAATCCCGGCCCCGCACCAGCGCCACGGCGCTTTTGCCTGCAATCAACATAGCCGATCGCCAGTTGTGGCCGGAGGTCGTCGCCTATGACGGGCGCGTCACCGAGGGCCGTTGGGTTGACACCAATCTACCTTGGTCGCCGGATGGTCGCGGCGGCGGCGCTTTCCTGGTGGCGGAAATTGCCATCGGCCTGCGGACGCTGCTCATCGAGGAATGGTCCTATGACCTGCGGCCATTGCGGGGCGCGTGGCGGGACACCGGCCTGCCTTGGGACGCATCGGGCATCTACGATGGCGCGATCCCGGCTCAGTCTATCACGATTGATGGCCGGTCGATCCGCGTCCTTGAACTCTCCTATGACCTCCACCCAATCGCGGGGCGTTACGAGGATACAGATGAGCCTTGGCCAGCAGCATCTTTGCCCGATGCCGCCACAGCGTTGCCGCCGATGGTCGTCACCGTGGTCGATACATCCAGCATTGACATCTACATCAAGCGGGGCCGGGCGGCGGGGCAGACCTACATGCAATGGCGGCTGCGTCTGGCAAACGACCCGGCGCGGAACGCCAATGTCTGGCGCACCAACACCGTGTACGAATGCACGCGGGCCGCAGATGGCACCGTCACGCTCGGCGCGCAGGTGTTTTCAGGGGGCGAGGTCGAGACCGCAATCCTCCTGCCTGGGAAGATCGACTACGCGGGCGGACTGCTGCACGGCAACGAGGAAATGGTCGGGACGCCGCGCATCCTGATCGACGGCGCAGAGACAGCCATTGCCGCTGGCAGCTATGAGTGCAGCGCGTTCGAATTGTACCAAACCAGCGATTTCCTAGTGCCGGGCACGACCACCGAGACGAAGTATATCCCGAAGGGCGATGCGTTCCTGCGAATGCACAAACGCTGGCGCTTTACGCCGGAAGCGGGCCTGAACTTCCGGGCGCGGGTCGTGCCCCTGGAGGATGCCACGCCCGATCTCGGCTTTATGGGCATGGCGCCGTTCACCGATCCATTCGGCCAAAAGGCCATCCGCCCCCCGTACTGGGTGCCCGAGAACGTTGCGGCCGAGGCCGACCCGGAAATCAAGACCAACGACCGCGAAATCCAGATCTATGGCGACACATGGTCCGTCTATCTCAGACACTACGGCTACTGGTCCGAGACGAGCCAGATTTGGGTTCAGCCCGGCGCAGTGGGCAGCGTCAAGGGCTATGCCGACGCTTTGCGCGGCACGGCCCTAACGACGGGCACCGAGCTTGATGTCGAGTTCACAATCAACCTGTTGAAGAAGGAGGCCGCGTGATGCGTGTCGCTCAAGTTCTCAAGACCATTTCCGGCGATGCTTCTTTGCCGCAGCTCGATTACGCAGCCCTTGTGGCGGCAGGTGTCGTGGTGCCCGAGTTCGAGGATGGGGCCTATGCCGACATCGTGTTCGACCTGGGCGACAGCCGGTGCCTGCAATCCCGCGTGTCCGGTGCGAAGTTGACGCCAGCGGGCACCCCGCCGACCTACGGCTCGGGCTTCCTCACGATCCCGTCGGGGGGGCTGAACGGCCTCATTTCGCCCATGCCCGACCCCGGATCGAAGACCGTTGCGGTTATCGTCAAACGGCCCACCAACCCGACAGCGGCGGCGATCATTGCCGGAAGT